ATTCAACTGGGACTTGATGCCTTCTGGCGACAGGATAGCCAGTGGAAAGAGTGGCTGATGATCCAAGTCACTGATGACATGGCAGAAACTTTCTTCCGCAGCACATTGGCCAAAGCCTACACACCACAGAAGCAAGTAGTAAAGACCAACAACAAACAGTTGGATCGGCTGCTGATTCAGTGGCGCGAAGAGGTCCGCCTTTACGGTCGCAACAAGTGGGCGCTGTACAATGCCATGACTCACTGGTCCACGCACACTGAAGACTACTCGAAGCAGCCAAGTATCACCCGCAAGAACAACGAGGACAAACTGATTAACGTTCTCGGATCAGCCAAGTGGCTCGAACTGACCTGACTTTCGAAGTGAAAGCTTTCACTTCGCCAAAACACTTTCGAAGTGAAAGCTACCACTTCACCAACCAAGGAGAACACCATGACCGACCTGACACCCATCATGCAATCGGTGTATGACGAACTAATTAACAACTACGGCTTTGATCGAGTTGTAATCCAGTATGAAAAAGAATTTCGAAACGACTACAATTACAAACTTGACTGGCATGAATCCATAACCATTCAAACTCACGATACATTCCAAGATAATGTGGAATACGACGCCAAACAAAACCAAGGATACCAAAGGTTCGACGTAGACGATGTACGCAACGGCAACTGGAGAGCCTACTATATGTCCCGCGCCATGCGAGAAATCGGTGTGCTTGCAGCACAAAGCAACCAATCAAAACTGATAATGGATCAGCTTGTCACACTGAAAGCAAAAGAGTTTGCGGAAAAACTTGTGACTACAAGAGAAGAACTTGGCTCTTGGATCACCGACCAACGAAATAAGTCCGGAGGAAATTAACTTTTTTCGCCACTTTTGGCACACCAAAACAGAACACATGGAGAACACCCGATGAGAACTACCGAACACATGCTTGCCGAAAGCATCGGCCCGCTTGTTAGCTGGCCCACTCACCTTCATACAATCGCTGACGCGCTTGAAGCTAAGCACAACAACTTCAATCGTGAGAAGTTTCTTCGACGCGCTGAGCATTGCTGGTATCAGAACCATGAGATCAAGGAGATCGACGATCAAATTCCTTATTGATTTCATAGCGCTAAGCATGTTCCTCATGGCGTGTATTATCCCCTTGCTTTTATTGGGATAACGTGTGCATATAGGCACATGCTTATGCCATCATACCTCACCCAGCTTGAAGCATTTGCTGACGCATCAAACGTCACACTGCTTCAAGCGTTCAAGTGGGCTGAAGTTCCGCACTCAACCTACTACCGAACGATCAGATACCACACAGAGTTGAGCCACCTCACTGCTTGCAGGGTGGCTCAAGCTATTGAGAACCACAACTGTCTCGAACGAATGAAGGCAGACATCAGAAAGCATCGACGTATTGGTCGAGAGTTTGACATCAAGACCATGAAGAAAAGACACAAACCCCGAATAGCAGGGCCGCATCAACCAGTATCAAGGCCAAAGAAACAATGAATGAATGCCGTGGATGCGGAGACAACAGCCCTTGGTTTGTAGTCTTTCACAACAACGGTCAGCCCTTGGTCATCTGCCTTCGGTGCTATGAAGAGGACACATGGCAAACAAAAATAAAAACAAAGGGACGTACCACGAAAAGTGGATCGTCAACTGGCTCACCAAAGCGGGGGTCAAAGAAGTCGAAAGGCAACCGCTATCCGGAAGCCTCGGTGGAAAATACCGGGGCGACATCACGATGGAAATGCTTGGACAAAAAATAATAGGCGAGGTCAAGTACCGCGACCTGTCCAATTTCCCCAACGCTTTCAGTGTCTTAGAGGAGAGAGACATTGCATTCTACAAAAGGAAGAAAGGCTCTCCTCAAGTCGCTGTCATAATACCCGGCGACTTGTTCATCGCAATCTTGGAGAAGATCAATGACCACACCAAAGAAATTCCTGTACCGCAGAAACGCAAGCGGGACTAGCGTTGAGGCTGCTATGGCCGTTGACCATACCACATGGGAGACGGTTGTATTTTCTGAAATCAAAAACGCAGGAGCGAAAGGGCTAACTCAGGATGAGTTGCTCGAACTGTATCCGAGCGTTCCTTACTCCACCATCTGCGCCCGCTTCTCAGCCCTCACCCGTAAAGGATTGATCCATCGTCCCGGCTTCAAGCGCAAAGGCAGGAGCGGAAACAATCAACTGGTTATGCTGGCTAAACCAGAGAAGGAATAACCATGTCAATTCAACACCTTGCTTGGGCCTTTGAAGTCGACGCTGGCGATGCAATGTCACGCTGGATTCTAGTCTGCCTAGCCAACCGGGCAGACAGGGAGACGGGCCAGTGCTGGCCCAGCCGGAAGCGCATAGCAGCAGACGCTTCACTTGGCGTAACCACAGTAAAAAACAGACTGAATAACCTTGAAGAACGTGGCCTGATTACACGCCAAACTAGGCAGCGAGACAACGGGTCTGCGACCTCAACACTGTACACTCTTAACGCCCCGAATTTGCTACCCAATTTACAGAGGGGTGGGTCGTCTCGCGACCGGGGTAGGTGCGCAAGCGACCCCCTTGAACCAGTAAGGGAAACAGAAGATAGAGTATCTCCCTCTTCTAAAGTTAACCTTTCTCTATCTCCTCGGGGTCAGGAAAATATTTTGTTCGAGGAGTTTTGGGCAGCGTATCCTCGCAAGGCTGGGAAGGGTCAGGCTCGCCGTGCCTATTCGGCGGCAATGAAAAAAGAAGTACACGCTGAGATTATCAAGGCAGCGATCAAGTACGCTGACCTCAGCAAGACCAAGGACAAGCAGTACATCGCCATGCCAGCAAGCTGGCTGAACGGAGAGCGATGGCTTGACGAAGAAGAAGACCAAGGAAACTGGGGGGCGCTGAACCTTGACTCAATATGAAAACCGCATTGCCCAAGTAAAGTCTTGGTTCGCCAAAGAAATCACCACCCGGTTCTCAATGCCCCACGGGATTGACCCAAACGTTGCAGCAACCGACATCATCGAAGGAATCAACGCTGCACTGCCCTCAACCCTGACCAACGACCAGCTTGATTATCTTCTCAGCAAAAGCGCAATTGAATTGGCGAGGCGCTCACGCTCAAGAACCCTGCCACCCGTCAAGGATTTCCTGACATCGACTGGCGTAGTGCTAAAGAAGTATGCTGAGAGCGCCGGAGAGAGCCACCTACAGGCATCTACGTCTTCTCGTAAGCCGACATACCTGAGCATTACCGAAGCCCGTGTGCGGGCCGGAGAACCGATCTCCGTTTACTGGCTGACAGGCGGGGGGCGAGATGAATTGCTCAGCAAGACTGACCTCACTGACGCTGACCTAAACAAGTACCGACCACCAACGATGGGAGACAAATGAAATACATAATCAAATGGGCCAACGGAGAGCGCACATCTCTGACCCAAAGAGGAACGGAGTACAAGCTAGTAATGGCCGACCACTCCACCACCAAAATCTATTCATCAATGGCCGAAGCAATAAGCGACACAACCCTGATGGGGTGCAGAATCACACGGCCTACCAAAGGAGAAGACAATGGAACGTAAGGGATTTATCGGCGGGTCTGACACAGTTCAGATCATGCAAGGTAACTGGCAAAACCTATGGCTAGTCAAGACAGGGCGCGAAGAACCGGAAGACCTGACAAATAATCTGGCAGTGCGCATGGGCGCATGGACCGAACACCTCAATATTGAATGGTTTAGCGCACAGAACAATGCCAAGGTTTACAACCTTCAGCATTCTGTTGAGAAAAATTTACAAGACGTTCCCCTCAAAGGTACGCTCGACGGCATGGTTGAAGACAGCATCATTGAATGCAAACATACCAATGCTTTCAATACCTTAGACCATGTTACTGAATATTACATGCCGCAAGTACAGACTTACATCCACCTTGCCGAAGCACCGGGAGCCTATCTCTCTGTATTCTTTGGCAACAACAAGTGGGAGTCTGCCTACGTCAGCAGGAACGATAAATACTTCAACTCAATGATGACCTTGGTGTCTGACTTCTGGCTCAACTATGTTATGACTGACACACCGCCAGACATGAACGTTCCGCCAGCCAACGTCAGCACAGACAAGATCGCAATTAACGAGATGGTAAAGCGTGACGCATCCGAAGAGAACGAGTTTGTCTCTCTCGCTCACGACTTCATCGAATACGAAGCAGCAAGCAAGTCCTTCGAGTCTGCCAAGAAAGACTTGAAGAAAATGGTCGGCCCCAACGAGCGGGAGGTCTACGTCCCCAACCTGCTAGCCATCAAGCGTAGTGCAAACGGCGCATTGCGGTTCACTAAACTGGAGAAAGACCAATGAGTATCAGCGGACCAAGCATTCACACCTGCAAGAAAGTGCAGGCGACATCGTACTACCCCAGCAACAGAAACTCAGTAACCATTACATTCTTTCACGATGTAGTCGGAGGCACTGAAGATACCTTCGACATCACAGTCTTCGGACTGGATTCGGAGACAGCAAACAATTTGTTCTATGCTCTCAATGGAAGAGAGCAAGACATCGAAAGGAGAACAACATGACTATGGAAATCTGGAACGCTGTATCAGACAGCGACCCAAAGTTCCTTAAGCGAGTCAGCTTTGGACAACGATCCTTCTTGTCCATCGACCCGATGTATCAGGTTCGCAGCGCAACAGAACAGTTTGGACCTGTCGGTCTGGGATGGGGATGGCACAGCCGTACACAGTTTATCAACCTGTCCAATGGCGACTGCGCTTGCGTTAGCGAAGTAACTATCTGGCACGGAGAAAGGCACAATGAGTACGGCCCCTTCCCCGGCTGTCGCAAGTTCTTCGATGCAGCCAAGGGGCGCACATCAGAGGACGCACCAAAGATGAGCGTCACTGACGGACTAACCAAAGCACTATCCCACCTTGGCTTCAACGCCGACGTATTCCTTGGCGAACACGACGGCAACAAATACTCGGACAAGAACGCCGGGAACAAAACCACCGACTTCTAAAAGGAAACACAATGGCTGACTACGACAACACGGATAGCGGCGCAGCATTCCCGCCGTTCGATACCCAGAAGCTAATCCTCCAAGGTAAGCTGAACAGTAACGGCAATGATTACAAAGTCGCATTGGTGAAAGACACCACCAAGAACGGCATGCAACTCATTGAAGTGTATGCCAAAATTGGTGTGCTGTTTCAGAACGACACCGACAACGACAAAGCACCGCACTACACCGGGCCGCTTGAGGAGTTTGATCGACGGCTGGCTGCATGGAAAGGAAACAAGGACGGCAAAAATTACTTGTCGTTCAAAGTCTCTGACCATCAGGACAAAGGAAAGATCGAACCTACTGCCGAGCAAGAGCAGGGCTTGAAAGACGACGACATTCCGTTCTAAGATCGGACACTTCTCCAGAGGTGATCTGCTTGCGTTACAGCGCACAACTTGGGGAACGGCTTCGGCCGTTCCCCCTTTTCGTAGGAGAACACCATGAGATTTATCGACGACATCAAACAGTCAGTCGCCAAGATTTACGACATACCGCCAGAAGAAATCAGCGGACGAGGAAGGACAAAGGAAATATATGTTGCCAGATCACACGCAATCTATGTATCCTTTCAAGAAGGGCATAGCTGTAAAGACATAGGCGTTGCATTCAATCGTGACCTGACATCAGTACACGCATCGCTTGGCGCATACATCTGCCACCGTCGCGCACTAAGAACTAAGGCTGATAGGGCGTCTCAAATCGCAAAGGACCGCATGTGAAACACGCGAGGACGGAGCGATACCCTTGAAGCCTTGCCCCCCGGTGGTGGCGCTGTTGCTGGACGCGTCGCTGTCGGGGGCACCCAAATAAAAGGAAGTTTAATGACCGACCACAGAGGAGGAGACTGCGATGAGTGAAATATTCACACCGCCAATTATCAGCACCGACGAGAACGGCGACGAGACGGTAACATTTACCGCCGCACATAGCTGGGGCGACGTAGTGCGCTGGATTGCGGGAAACCCGGTTGATCTTGCCGAGGTGCAACGCATTATAAAAGAGATGACTCAGAATGATGGCCAACAATAATCTGCAATTTGGCGCATTCGTCCGCCGAGAACGTGAAGCAGGACAGATCGGATTGCGGGAAATGGCCAAGAAGATAGGGGTAAGCCCAACTTACCTCTCGAAGGTCGAGCATAACAAGTCCACGCCGCCGACCGAGGACAAGGTCCGAGCCATTGCGCAGATCATCCAGTGTAACACCGACGAGTTGCTGGCTATGGCGGGGCGAATGCCGTCCGACTTGGTCGACATCATCAAGCGCAACCCCGTCGAAGTGTCAGCGCTGCTGCGTACCATTAGCGGCATGACCCGCGACGAGATCGCCCGACTGGCAGAAGGCGCAAAGGATGAATGAAGCCTCAAAAGAGCAAGCCGATAGATGCAAGAAGCTATGGCAATCTGTAATCTTGGCATCTCTTGATGAGTGGATAATACAAGACACAGATAATCGCACCAAGAAAAAGACAGGCTTTGGGCAAGCAGCAGCTAGACGATGGGCAGTATCCCGTGACGGTCAGACCGTACTGACACTCGCAGGTATTGATAACAACTCAAGAGCCGTCGAGGGTCTGGTCAATTTTGTCAAGCGCGGCAAGCGCACTAGCACCATTACCATAATTACGCGAGAGCCTACCGAAGAGTAACCGCTTTGGATGTAGCCAAACGCAACCCGGCATTAACAACAGCCATGCCAGTTACAAGGCTGGCAGCACCAAAAGGTGACAGGTAGTTAGTGCCAATCAAAGCATCACTGCCAGCACCAAACACAGTAATCAAGTTGAACCAGAGCGTCTTGGATTTCCAGAAAGTCTTCATGTCACTTGCTCCTTGTAAAGATAGATTTAAGTGCGGCCAGCAATTTGTCCAGCACACACGCAATCGCTGGCCGCTTGCCAGAATCGTTGGGAGAACAACCCGACCCCGGCAATGTATCATCAGGAATATCCTCGTCCAGCCAATCAGTTACATTGAAGCCGGGGCATCCCTTGTTCGCGTATTCATTGTGGCCGCTGATCTTAATGTCATTGCCATAAGCAGCCCGAAGCATAGCAAGCACACTCATCAATGCTTTCTCTTGCTGCTTGGTATAGTGATCCTCAAACTTATCAGTGGGCTTTGATTCCTTGCCGCCAATAAGGCAGACGCCAACCGTACCGCGATTGTGTCCTTTGACATGAGCGCCCTGCTTGGACACCGGACGACCCTCACCAATCGTTCCGTCACGATCAATCAGGTAATGATACCCTACATCATTAAAGCCACGGGCCTTGTGCCACCTGCGTATCTCTTCGATCTTATCATCAAGAGAGCCACGACTAAGCCAGCCCGGCGGCGTAGCTGAGCAATGAATGATCGCTTCCGAAATAGTTCTCATGCTATGTCATCCACTATTTTGATCGAAAAATACCTAGAGTTGGGGTAGGTCTGTATAGCACCACCATTAAAAGTCACTTCAAACTCCCCCTCGTAATCACCAACTTTGTCAGTGTCAGCGGCAATCCAGCTATACTTAACATCACCAGTTGCAGCAGTAACAATCGTTGCGGAAGTATCAACCTTCGCTGCTCCGCCCGATGCTAGCCGCATGATAAACTTAACTGTAGCGCCAGTTAGATCAGGGATGCTGCCGTCAGCATCTACAAGCTGCGCAGTAATAACAGGGAGCGTATCGTGCTGCTTCATGTAAACAGTCATAGCTAAACCTCTATCGCAGTTCGAGAGTCACCAAGATTCAAGGCAGTTCGAGAATCACCAAGATTCAAAGCAGTTCGAGAGTTACCAAGATTTAAATCAGTCTTACCACCAATGTCCACATCAACAGAACCCCCACCAAACAAATACAAAGGACTACCAACCTCTGCGGTTCCGGCAAGAATACTAACAGGTTCAAGAGAATAACTAAGAAAAGCGACTGGCGTACCAACAACAGGCACCCCCGAAACAACAGCAACCGCAACAAATTTAGTAACGATTGCAGCGCCTTGACCAGATGCTACAGGAACGCTGGTTAATGGAACAAAGCCAAGCATCAGTTCTTACTCTCTAACCTCAATTCCTCGGTCATTTCAGAATCTCCAGAAGCATCTGCCTAAACGCCAGCCATCCAGCAGCAATCGCCGCAAGCCATATAGCCACAGCTTTGGTCCCACTGATAAGCCACTGACGCCTAGCATCTGCCGTGATAATCTCACGCAACGCGGCCAGTTCTTTTTCAGAAAGAGGTTGCTGGGTCATGACAGCTTGGACCTTAGCCAAGTCTTAAACTGCTCAGGTGTTACAGCGGAAGCCGCTTGCAAAGCCCTAACTTCATTGAGCAATTCAAAGATAGCTTGGGCTAACGCCTTATCTTTAGAGTCAGGGTACTCAAATTCAGCCAACAGTCTATCGTGGCAGGCGTCAAGTTCTACCTGCTTTTCTGCTTCCGTTAGAGGAGAGGGAATCCCTGCTTCTTCTCGTGTCATTTCAACGATTTGGTTGTCTATAAAAACCTTTACTAGATCAGCCACATCAGCCCCCTTCCTTTGTCATTATGTCCGTCCGTACCAAGTAACGAAAGACCGCTGGTCAGCAGTACTGCCTTCAAAGTTTCCACTACGTAAGGATAATCGAATCTCATCAATGGTCTCTGTAAATGACATATACCCCGTACTAAAACTAATAGAAGAAGTGTAGTCCCAAGCATTAGACCTATCAAAATCACCCCCGTCCCCAAGACCCATCCAGCCAGTCGTCACTGATGCTGTTGTTTGGTCAATATTAAAAGCTTCCGCATTTACACCATGATAACTGCCGTTACTGTTAGCATTGCTGGTTGCTTCAGCTATTCGTCGCCATGTTCCACCAGACGCCCTGACCTCCAGTCTTACGCGTTCACCTGCCTCTGTTAACTGAACCGCTCCGACAACTTTTATATCTTTGTAACTCGCAGCGTTTAAGCCAGTAATCGACAAAGTACTAACGTCGCTTGTCGGTTCAGACGTAGAAATTTCCGTCCAGCCACCACCACCACCACCAGCAGCAGCTTGAAAAGTAGGGGCCGCACCAGCACCGTTTGACGTTAAAACATGCGTAGCAGTTCCAGCGGCTACAACCGCAGGCGCTCCCGCCGCATCCCACGTTATCAACTCGCCGTCTGTGCCGTTTGCCAAATCAGCAGGAACAATCGCGCCTTGCATTGCAACGTCCACACCCTCAACCGCAATCTGCCCAGCACCGCTGCGCGTTAGCGTGGTGTCCGAGGCCGCACCAACCTCGATGCCAGCAAACTGAGGCGTGTCCCCTGTGCCAAGGCCAAGGCTAGTCAGTGCAGTAGCGCCACTTTCCCACGCCAGCGCACCAGCGCCAGTACCAACCAAGATTTCCCCGTCAGCGGAGTTAGCGCCCGTGGTGTTCAGGTCATCAAGGACAGCCCCCTGCGCCTGAAGAGCGCCCAGATCAACGTCAGCGTCAGGCATGGTAATCGTGCGCGTTGTCGAAGTAGTAAGACCGCTTGCTTGAAAAGCAATCTCCTTAGTAGCATCAACCTCGTCCTGAATGCGAAACACATTGTCAGAAAACTCGTTGGCCTCACCCGTTAAGCTTAGCAAATCTTCCTTAGCGGCAGAGATGAAAACAGAAGCCGTTCCCGTAAGAGAGATTTCCGCATCAGAATTACTACTCTCCAGCACAGAACGGGTCAGGGTTGTGCCAGATGCAGTGTAAATACCTGCCCCTATTTCCCAATTAGCGTCATCTTCTATAACGTAGCGAACGGTATCCCCGTCAGAAACACCCCCCTCTGCAAAAGTTTGATAACCAGACTCCGCAGCGCCAAGAGTGATCGTCCCGGTTCCGGTTGTAGCCGTTGCTACCCGTACTCTATTCGCCAACTTAACCATTTCATAAGTTCCTTATGCCGGATCAGGAATGCCAACAGTAAATGCGTCGAGAGTAAACGTACCCCCAATGGCTACAGCCTTAGAGGCGCTGAGAGCGCCAGCAACAAGCAGTCTGCTGTTCCCGGTATCAACCAAAGCAAAATGTGTGGCCGTGTCTGAGGAGGTCACTGAGCCATCAGTGATTGCAGCAACCGTAACCTCTCGCCCGCCAGCCCCACGATCAGCAGGCGCTCCAATCGAAAGCGAAGTTGAGTTGCCAAGAGTAAAGGTAGAAGTCGCTTCAGCATAGGTTGTTGCTATCTGCGAAGTAATATCCACTCGATCAGCCTCAGTATCAAGAACGGTCAGCCCGTTGTCGAAAACCCTGTCAGCTATAGTTGCCATACCTCATTCCTTTCATGCCACTTGTCACGTTGTAAGCAATCAAGCAAGGCACGATCATTGCCCCCAAGCCCGCGACATTTCGTTCATCCAGTTTTTCCAGAACCACATACGGGCAAACGGAAGATTGCGAACAACAACCTTAGAGCCTTCACCCCACTCGCCCTGCGCCCAAGAACCAACACCGTTTCTAAGCATATCGTCAGCCCATGAGGGACCAGCACCAGCGATGCCAGTTACCCCACCGATAATATCTGTTCCCTGATTGAATTTGGACGCAACCACTCCCCCCGTTAGGTTAGGGCCACCCAAAGCCATGCTCGTATGTATCCCGGTGTACATCAAATCAGAATACAAAGCTGCAATCCCCGACTGATCGAACGATCTGAACGCAGTATCCTGCCAAGATAGTTGATCCCAAGCGTAATCTGGCATCTTCATTTTCAAGGTAAGGTACGACAAGCCCATCATGGCAGCAAAACCTACCGTCAGATTCTTAGACTGACCGTGAGCAGTAGACGCCATTGTTTTGTTCACCGCGCCAAGAGAGAAAGAATAGAACTGCAAGGGCAAACCAAGCAGTCCATTCTCAACCCTAGCGTAACCCTTGTAACGAGAATCTTCTTTCAGCCCCATCTTCCTAGCAATGCTCATAGG